AGGAAGTTGAATGGTCTGCATCTATTGAAGTTAGCGGAACATATTCTTTCAACATTCTTGAGAATGATTATGATATGGACCTTGAATCAGAAATTACAGATGCAATCTTTGCTGATTCACATCACGGGAACATTGAAATCAATGACCAAGAAGTATGTAACGTTAGGGAGAACTAATGTATTTTGAGTTGACTGCTCCTGATAGGCTATCTCTTGAGATGGCTTATTGGGATGCACAAATCACTGGACTCGACCCTGAGTTTATGCCACCGTTGACATTCAATGTCGGAACTGGTAGTATTGAGAAAGTAAGTCGCATTCGTGACAAGTATAATTTATCAGAATCATATTGGTCAGATAGAGAAGCGACAGGATATAAGGGGAAGTAATGTCAGATTACAAAGATGGATTTCAAGACGGGTATAAGTTTGCTCGTGAAGAGATGATGGAGAAGTTGGCAGAGATTGATATCGCTGACATCGACTCTTGGATTCTTGACCGTCTTTCCGAAATGATTGAAGGTGGGACACTATGACCTCTGAGGATCTTGATCTAATCTATTATTGTGATGCATGCAGCGTAGCTCGTGCTTCATATCTAATTAAACTATTAGATGGCGAGTTAGCTTTCTGTAACCACCACTATAATAAATACAAAGGGGCCCTTGACGAAAAGGCCTACGAAGTGATAGAATTAAATAAAATCGAATCAGAAGTACCTATACTAGAAACGGCGGAATAAAATGGGCGACAGAGCAAACTTTGGATTTAAAGATTCTAAGGGCGATGTACTATATCTATACGGACACTGGGCTGGACATCGTATGCTAGAGAATTTAGCAAATGCTGTAGAGCAGGCACGTCCCAGGTGGAGCGACCACTCATATGCAACACGTATATGCATTAGCCAATTGATAAATGAGGAATGGCCTAGCGAAACTGGATGGGGCCTCTACATCAATCAATTAGGCGATAACGAGCACAAGGTACCTGTAATTAACTGGGCCGCTAAAACATTTACATTAATGGAAGAGGACCTGCAGACAGAGGTCTTCAGTCAATCACTAGACGCATTCGTCTCTAAGTATTCCAGTCAACCAAGTATGGTATAATTAGACCTAGGACCTTGGTCCTGGTTTTAATATAGAAATGAAATGGTGCGTCTAACTAGTCTGCGGGCCAGGCGCTAAGTAAAGCGGTTTATTTCTTTCGTTGGAAATCAGCAGCCATATTCATACCCCCCAGCTTATAGCTGGGGGTTTCTTTTTGCCCACAAAGACATGAGGGTAACATATCTCTTTTACGAAGTCAATATGAAAACTCCTGAAATTCTGTGATCTTGACCACAAAGCTGGAGGATGTGGTGTGTATCACACGATATACTCTTCCCAAATGTCAGTGGTCTGATATATAATAAGAACATATCAACGAAAGGATATAAAATGCCAAATTGGTGTTACAACACATTAACTATCCAAGGACCTAAGTCTGAGGTAGATATGATTAAAGATAGATTGAATAAACCATTTACATTAGCACAAGAGACATATGGTATGGGTGATATTAGTCTTTCAGGATTCCCCACCAAAATTGAACAGGTAAGTTATTCTAATCCTGTCTTTGCTTTCTTTAATATCCACTCATATAAAGATGAGGGAATTACTGATGAGGAATATGCCTGCCAGCCTTCTCGTGGTAACTATGATATACAAAATGACCCTGATTGGTTCCGCAAGTCTGTTGAGTTCGCTAAGACTCAGAAGGATTGGTATTCTTGGAATAATTCTAATTGGGGAACTAAATGGGATGTAGCCGTCCGTGACGGTGATGAATATCCTGAAACAGAATTGCTTGAATATAAATCAGAAGGTGATGACAACTGGGTTATCTATAAGTATGAGACTGCTTGGTCACCTGCTGTAACTATCTTAACTAAACTATCTAATCTTGTTCCTAACTGCCTGCTTACTTTAGAGTTTGAGGAAGAGACAGGTTGGGGTGGGGAATATGAGATTGTTCGTGGTGAAGTAAAAGAACTAGTTGAATATGAAAATCGTTGTAATGAATGTGATTCATATGACACATTGTCTTATTGTGAGAATGACTGCGGTGAATTCTGTTCTGAATGCGAGCACGGCTCTTGGAGAGACGAAGAGGCTATGAAAGAATGTCAGACCCATATGCTAACATTACCTATTAAGACCTACACACAGGAAGAGGCACTAAATGGCTAGTTTCTTAGAAGATGTAAATCAAATGGTAATTGACGCTTGCTATCAAGATATAGCAGAACAATTACTTGAAGATTGGATTAATAATAATCTTGACGAAGGGCAATATTATGCAGATAAGCAATTTGCTGAAATGTCAGGAGATAAGTTTGTTCAATCTGAATTTAATAAGTTCTATGAACTTAAAGAGGGAGATGAGGGTTACATTGACATACTATAACTTTGTAATTAGATTACACGGTGCAGTTGGCGCTAATAGCGAACAAGAAGCAATTGAGAAAATCAATGGACACTTAGATGACCTAGGTGATGTTGAAAGTATTATTAAGTATGACTTAGGTTGGCCTGAGACATTTTGGGAATTGGAGGAAGCATAATGTTAGGATATACGGAATCTGATCTAAATAGGATGATTAATGCTATACACGATTCAAAGCTTTTCTATCTTAGGACCCCGTCAGATTTAATGGACAAGGAGCCTTTGAGGAAAGACTTGGAAGACGCTGTTAGTTTCTTGCAAGGTTTGTGGGCGGAGGGTTACTTTGACTACACAAACTAAATCTAGTAAGTTCATAGAGTATATGAAGATACATCTAATTAGTCTTAACCAGGACTTAGAGGGTGATTATAATGTTCAATCTAAGATTAATATCCAGGGACAAATTATGGCAACCGAACATTTATTGTCAGTGGCGACTGATATAATGAATGAAAACGAAAGGGTCTAATATGGAAACTCTATATAAGGATGATGAACTTCCTTTGCACCTCCAGCGTTTAGTTGACGCAGGTGTTAATGGATTAGATATAATGCACGGCGAACTAAAGAATCTAATGTTGATTGCCGAAGAGCAATTGGCTTGGGCTCAGGCAATTGAAGATGAGACCGAAGAGGCAATGGATTCAATGGCACGTACAGAGGCGGAAGGACGACTAGATACTCTAGTTGAACTATATAAACTAACATATGCTTTATCATTTGCGATTGGAGCACGTAATGAAGCCTGAAGATAAAGATAAACTAAACGAATGTTTGGCTATTCTAGATAAGACGGACCTAGGTCTATCCTTAGTTTGGCTATGGACTTGGTCTACCATTAACAACATATTTGAGGATGAGACGTACAGGCAGAACTGCACCATAGATGAGATGTGGGACCACCTCTGTGAGGCTGTAGAGGCGGGCCAGGGCTTCTCTCTGGAGTACGGGGCAGAACAGCACAATGATGACGTCCTTGACTGGATGTTAAGCCGTGACTACATTGTTGACTCAATGTTTGAAGAAGAGGAAGAGGAGGAAGAAGATGAAGATGAGTGACACCTACATCAATGATCAGTTAAGTAAGGCCCAAGCTTTGTTATGGTCTGGATCTCTACACGAGGTAGACGAAGCACATAACATTGTATCTAATCTAATACAAGATAGGTTGGGCAATGAGTAAATATAAAGTAAAGATAGAGATAGTAGGGGGAGTCCCATATGTTCTTGAATGCCCACCTGAAGTAGATGTTGAGATTAAACAGGTTAATCATTGGCAGAGGTGGCGTGAACAACAAAAACTAATTAAAGATAAGTTGGTAAAGGAAGGAGGGCAAAAATGACTCATTATGAGCCGAGCTTAGAAATCCTGGAAGTTGAGTATTCTTGTAGTCCAGGAGGAATTGATCTATTTGAAGTCTATGATAAATCTGATATACCTTTATCTGTCCCAATATATGAGACAGAGAACTTGACCGATGCGGTCCTATTCTGTTACAATTTAGGTAAAGACTTTACTGTCAGGACATTAGCGGAATGGAATGAAAGGGAGTTGGAGTATGCCTCTATATAGAGTGTTTGGTACCAAGTATAAAAACTACTACACAATTGTTTCGGCTGCCGACGAATATCAAGCAGCGGAGATTGCAAACCTGCGTCCAGAAACTGATTGGGACGCAATTGTTACGGATGACGTCATTGAGGCGACAGACGTATTCTTAGATGAAGATACCGAGATAGATTTAAATCTCAACATATAGGCGGAAAGCTATTTACAATTTCGTAAATAGTTGATATAATAAATATAAACATCTCTTGAAAGGGGATCTAAAATGGCAACAAAGCGTGAATATCTAAAGTCACAAGGAATTACAGTTGGCCTACGTGGGCGCTTCTCAGCTGCAGCAGTAAAAGCTCTATCAGATGCACAGACCAAGGGCATCACATTCGAGGCGGAAACAAAGTCAGCAAAGAAGTAACTAATCTATTGTACGATCACGAGGGGCTGGCTAAATGTCAGTCCTTCGTGCTATAATCAAAGGTCATAGAGAAGAGGCGGAATATGAAAACCAAAGAAGAGCAAATCGGAGAACTTCTAGCAAATTCAGTAGAAGACCATTTCTTCAACCCTGCCGCTTTAGGCAGGTATCTAGCAGACCAACCGACATACACCTTAGACCGTGTTATGGAGGTAGTAGCGTGGGTTATAGAGAAGCAGGCAAGACGATATGACCGAGAACTGGAAACGGGTGGGGCGATATCAGAAGGTCTTGCTATTGCTTCTAAGTTAGACTTAGTTATAGATAAGATAAGTCGGGAGAATGAACTAAAGAATGTCAAATTGCCTATGACTCCAAATCAAAGGCGGGCGTTCATAAAGAGTCTCCCTAAAGAACAAGAACAATCATATAGATACTCTTGGCTACACGAAACAAATAATCAATCTAATACATTTGTAAACCAGGGAATGTAAATCTAAATAGATCTAATATAGCCCAGAATTATCCACAGGTTTATCCACAGCCTGTGGATTTTTTTGTGGAAAAAATGTGGGCCGAATTTCCCCTTTACGACACATGAAAAAAAGTCCCTGAAATTGTGGGCCATATATTCCATTTACGACGAGCTATAAAAAATCCCTCAAATTCTAGGAAAAAGTATATCTAATCTAATATAATGTATATGGAATCATAGAGAACATATAATGAATCTGGCATAATATACCCAGAATCTGTCAAAATTTTTCTATAGAAATCTATTGACAATGTGGGCCAAATATGCTATTTACGAGGCTATTGACAGGATCCCTGAAATATGATAGGCATATGGGGTCTATGTGGAGCAAAGTGGATTAAAATGGGGGCTTATGGAGCCCTGCCCAATTACACATATAACTAAATAGATATAATATAATAGTAATTGCTATAGAATTAGTAGTAATTATTCTGGTAGATCATCTCTAGAATATGCCAAATAAGGCTCTAGGAGGCTATATGAGAGGTGTTTAAATGCGGGGGGGATATAGGAGTGCTCTACTTGCAGATACTGCAATTCCTTGAGCGATATAGCTCCACTAGTGAGGATACTATGGCAATGGCTGATATACCTAACATTAGATAGATCCAGTATACGTACCAGATAGCCATTATTTACACAACATACAGTAGAAAGGATTTCTCATATGATCTTTATGGATCACAAGGGTCTGAGCACATTTAGAGCATACAGCATCTATATAATCTGTCTCTCTTTTGGGTATATTGACCTTTGGGTTTCTTGTATAGTATAGCTTGGTTATATACCATGTAATGGCTATTAGTAGTAGTTCTATCATCGGTTCCCGCCCTTATCTATTTGGTCCCATAAATGGGGTTATTCTACTTTTACGACTACCCTTATAGCCGTCATCAAAATCTTTTAGTTCATCATACCCATATCCTGCATTATTTAGATCTGGTTGGGGATTGGGCATATCATCGCCCATAGCACCACAATTAAAGCATGTAATTTGACCATCAAGGTCTAGTTGATAGTCACATCCATATTTAGTACAAATGGCATCGCTCATTTAATACCCTCCCATACATTCATTACGAGTATGATATAGCCTGATCTTATTCATAATCTTCTTACTAGGAGCATATAGCTCTTCCCCACAGCAAGCAGTTTTTAGATGCCATTCTCTGGCAAAGAAGTCATACTTCATGCCCTTGAATTTGGCATACTTGATTGCTACAAATGTAGCAAATGGATCAGGTATCTCTAGGTTCTGAATCATATAGTAATTATACTATATCTGTCAGGTACTGACAAGGGGGTTCTTACCGCCGCACTTTTTCACTATTCGGGCCTATATAGTACTATTTAACTACTTAAATCTTGAATATAGTGGCATTGGCATACCCCTATGACTGCGTAGCCTTGTTTAGCTATTTCAGCCACATCTGTATACTTGGCCTTATTTGTGCAGTAATGGCATTTCTCGTCCTTTGGATCAATATCCATATAGGCTTCAAGGTTGTCTAGTATTCCCATTATCGTTCCCCTTTATTACATTAGATATCTATTGTAGCATTTATTTATTCGTGGAGATCTGGACTCATCCATAGATCACCTATGATAATGGTATATCTTAATTTCAGTTGAGTAGAACTACATTTAAGACATTTAGGTATGTAGCTTATTTCGTGTGATAATTCTAAATACAACTCGGCTTTACATTTACATATAAAGGAATAAGTATAGTCTCCTGCTACCATAGCTCATCTGGATTGAATTCGGATCTATCCTTTACCCGCTTCCATTTACCATAAAGATTAGGTTCTTCTGATCCTATATACTCCTGACCCGTCTCTAAATCAATTAGAAGCCATTTACTTGGAGCCTTGGTATGTATTGTTAGGTCTACTGCTTTATCGGTTTCTGGAACTTCTGTTCCGTTTAAAAGCTTTCTCACACTGCTGGTTGCCTTGGTATGGTAACTAAACAATAAAGGCATACATCATAGTCTGAGCCAGTATAAGGGCAAGACCCTATGTGCTTTAGTCTATGGCCCTTAAATCGGCATACAATAGATTTAAGTCTATTAATCACTCAAAGTCCCTTTGGTTTTCCAATAGTTTATTTATGTCTAACTTTTTATCGTTAGACCAATGTATGTAAGATCTAATATAGACTATGGCATAGGCTATAGCTGAGAATATGAATCCATATTGATCAGTAATTAAAGCATATGCAATCCATAATACTTCATTGAATAGAAGCACAAACCATCCCCATATTGTCTTTCGACCAACAAAGTATATGCCTGCTACGCCAATAACGGCTAATACATATGACCACATCATTTAGGTTCAGCCTCTTCTCTTGCCCACTGGTCTTCCCATAATCCCATCAATGATTCGTTTCCAATATCGTCAAAGTAATAACGCTTGGCGTTACTGTTGTATGTCCAGCCATACCATCTATCGCCTTCCGCCCAAGTTAGATTAGTTGGTCCTTCTTCTTCGTGTTGTTTAAGGATGCGTAGCAATTCATCATTGTCATGAACAACCGCCTCAATTGCATCTCTGAGGCGCTTAGGACGCATAAGGTATTTTTCTACAAAATTAACTAACATTTTCTATCTTCCCGCCGCACTTTTCTATTCACTATTCTAGGTCAATATCTTCTTCTATATCGAATAAATTATAATCGATATTCCTTAATTGATTAAAGCTAATATATGCTAGATATCCCACAATAGCAATACCTGCTGCAAATGCCAAAAGGCTAATTGTTTTGTTATTCATTGTGACAGTCTTCTTCCTGTAGTATTCTATTATATAACACTGTCTAGGACATTGTCAATAGCATCGTCTATTGTTTTGTCGTGCTCTTTTGAGCAATTACCGCATTCTTTACACATAAAACTCCAATAAAGATCCCCACCAGCCCTGCGTTTGCAGGGCAGTGGGGAATACTTAATTAAACTTTCTTCGGCCTACCAGATTTCTTTTGACCAAGTACGGTTTCTCTTCTGATACCGTGCTTATTTGTATCAACCTTGGTTGGTGGTCTTGGACCAGAAAACCCAGATTTAAATTTACCCTGTGTAGGCTTTTTTCTTTCTACTTCTTGAGATGTTACTGCGCCAGATGGTTGATTATTTGGCGGAGTAGCCATACCTGTGCCGTTTTCACTCATTAATGAATTGTCTTGTCTGCTCAGGTGTTGAAGTCATGTTTAATGTTAAACCTGATTCACCATCTCTTGAAACATCATTGATAGTTACTGGAACAATACCAGTTTCGCTACCCAATGCTTCGCAACCACATTCAACGCACACTATTACTTACCGTTGTTTCCAAGTCCTGCGCCATCTTGTGATGACTTGTCTGTTGCTGGGAAAGCTGATGCTGGTGCCTGTCCTGTTGGATTTAGATCCAAGTTGTTTGTCGCTCCTGGCTTTGTTTCGTTAAAGCCTGTTAAGTTAATTCCGTCTGACATGTTATTCTCCTATAGGTTTATTATTTAGATGGGTCTAGAAATCCATCTATATGACTATTATAGCATTTATTTTTTAATAGACTAAGTCCTAATTGAGTAGAATGTTATTAGATTTATTCTATTGCCAGAGGTAATTTCTGTTACCTGATGGGGTAGGGTATCGTCTCCCACAAAACAGATAAAAGTACCCTTTTTAGGCTTTATTGAAATGTTGTGTTGTGGGAACTCTAGGAGCCCGCCTTCATATTCATCGCTTAAATACAAAAGCCCAGAATGGTCATTAGCCTGATCTTCTAGCCAATTGTCGTGGTGCAAAGCATTGGCTGCCCCAGTTTCCATAAAACAATACATCATATGCTTCATATATATATTTTTTTTAAATATATCAGACACTGCTTTTTCTTGTAAAAGCGCTACGCCAGTCAAGAGATCTTTTGCCAGATCATTATCTCCATCATAAGGTAGTATTTTATTATTTGCGGAAAGCTCTTCTTTCCGATAAGAATGTGCGTATGCTGGCCCCGCAGACATTCCTTTTTTCCAAAAATCTTTACTAGATCCAGCTCCATAGTCGCCATTTCCTTCTTCCCAGCTAGGACTATTTACTAAGTTTTTAGAAAAACTTTCTGCTAAAAAATCACATGTTTGTTCTGATAAAAAATTTTCTAAAACAAAAACTTTATCAGATAGTATTTGCATTTATCCGATTACAGACAATCTTATTCTAGTTGGCCAAAAAAATCCAACAAAGGCATTTCTGCTGCCAGACTTAACAACTTTTACTTCGTGCATCAATGATTCTTCTCCTCTAAAAAATATAAAGGTTCCCTTTTTAGGCTTTATCAATAAATCTTGATCTGGAAAATTAAGCTCTCCGCCTTCATATTCTTCGTTAATATAAAACAAGCTTGACACATCTTCTTGCCCATTTTCAATATAGTTGTCCCAATGCAATGGGTTTACTGCTCCAGGAACCATTACGCTATGAAATAATGTTTTAAGCTCCATTGGCTCCCCATAGTGATCCGATATCTCTTTGCCCATTCGTTTAACAATTTGCAAGAGGAGTGTATCCTTTTCATAAAACTCTTTAATTTCTTTTTCAGATATCCCGAATCCAGTTTTTACAAAAGGGTCTGCTGCGTCCCATATTTTCTTGTTGTAATGGTCAAAAAGATCATCACACTCTTGGGTAGATACAAAATTTTCTAAGACATTTATCATTTTCTATACTTTTCATGCCAACAATCTTCACAGATCATAATGTATTTACTTTCTGTGTTTGTTATTCGGGATGCAGTGTTGCTGCACCCCGCTATCTCACAAATTTGTTCTTTAGACATTACTTCTTTTTAGTAGTATTTTTGACTGCAGTTTTCTTTGCTGTAGCCTTTTTCTTTACTGGGGCTTTCTTCTTGGCTGGCGCCTTCTTAGGCTCTTCTCCAAGCATTGCCTTTACTTGTTGCTCTAGCAACCATAATCTTAGCTTATTAAACATTTAATCCCTATCTATTTTGTAAGTAATATAGTCTATTACTTGTTTTGGTGTCCAGTCATCTGGAAACTCAAAGTTATTTATTTGATCTACTATTGATTTAGTATATTTTTTTTGAAAATATTCTTCTAGTTTGTAGGTCTCATTTTCTGCCATATCTTATTTTAGCATTTATACGTTAAAGGGGCAAGACCCTTGGGCCCCGCCCCTTTAATTAAGTTATTTACTTCTTTAGTGCAACCTTTAGCTTAGGGAACTTCTTGTTCCACTTTGTTGCCAAGGCATTGTATTCCGCCTTGTATGTAGCCTTAGCAAGATCTGCTGCTGCTTTTGCTGTTACTGCATCGGCTGCTGCTTTTGATGTTGCTGTAGCAGAATCTAATGCACGTCCAGCTTTTTCTGCTGCTAGAGCATCTTGTGCTGCTTTGAGTGCTGCATTAGCTGTTGCTAATTCTGCATTCTTTGCTGCTAGTTCTGCTAGAACATCACGCACTACAATTGTAGCACTTACAGAACCGACTGGCGCTGCTAAACCTGTTACGGCTGTTGCTACTGTTGCATACGCAACTACTGTTACTGAACCAGTTGCAGGTACTGTTACTGTCTGCTCTTTTGTTCCAACAGTTGCTACTGCTGTGTCAGTTGTTAGCGCTGTTGCCAGTGCTGCTCCAGAACTTGAAACCAAAGTATTAATTGTGGCTCCACCCTTTGCATTACCGAACACGTCAAATCCAGATACCTTAAGCACCTGTGATGTACCTGCTGCTGCTGATGCAGGAGCGGTTAGTGTAATTGAGTTCAAAGCACCTGCGGTACCTTGTACATAATAAACTGTTGTAGTTCCAGCACGAGTAATCGATACTGATCCTACTGCTGTACTTTTAGTATATACATAAAAGTCTGCTGATGTTCCAGTTCCTGTTGCAATTGATAGCGTTGAGGTTCCAGATGATGCTGTTACTGCTGCACCAGTTGCTGCTAGAGCAGGAACAAGTGTTGCATTTACTGCAACTGCTGTTACTGCTGTTCCAGTGTCTACGCCTGTTACGGCAATCTTCAATGCATCTGCTGCATCTACACTGTTATCTGCTGGTACTGGTAGTGATACAGGAGTTGTTACTACTGTTCCACCTGTTGCTGCAGTTCCCGCCACCGTTAGGGTGACAGTTCCAGCATTAGCCTGAGCTGCTGGCGATACAAGCATTGTGCTAGTCAGGGCTGCAGCGATGATTAGCGATACTTTCTTAAATGAGTTCATTTAATTTGTTCTCCTTCTTACTCTAATTCTTTCTGAATTAGAATTCTAGTTTATGTATGAGTTCCGCCATTGTGACGGAGAGTGATACTCTTCTATTTCTTTTTTCATTTCAATGCCATCATACATTCGAACAACGTGGATACATGGATCTTGACCTTCGTTAAATTCCGTATCTTCTTGCTCTGACATTGGTAGTCCATCGTGTGTGGTGCATACAGGAGGTCCGCACCAACCTTTATTAACCCCGTATGACATCCATTCATCAAACTCTAGTTCAGCCATTCTTCAAACTCCTTTAAAAGTTTATGCTTGGGCATTGCGCCTTGCACTTTGTGGACTGGCTTTCCATTCTTAAATAGTACCATAGTTGGAATTGATTGTACAGAGTATTCCTGTGTTTTTTCAGGATTCTCATCAACATTTAACTTTCCGACCCATAGACCACGCTCACTCGATATCTCGTCTAAGATTGGCGATACCATTTTGCATGGACCACACCATTCAGCCCAAAAATCAATAAGAACTAGCTTATGATTTTGTAGTACAGAATCAAAGGATTCATCTGTTACTATCAATTTTTGTCCTTAAGGTCATCTGCTGCTTCGTTGAACTTATCCATAAACATTTTAACTACAAAATAAGAAGTTTCTGTAGCATTTTTATTTAGGTTAGCAATGCTTTCTTCCGACTGCTGATCTTGAGGCATAGCGTTAAACCACTTCTGGAATAACGCTGTGCCTACGTCCTGAATAATTGATTCAAGGACTGTCATTCTCTTATCCATTAATCGCCTTTGTTAAATCAAACAAGTTTCCAAAGGAAGCTGGAAACTTTTTACCTCTATTAATTTTTGTAGATGTTGAGTGTATTAAATCAGTTAACTGTTTAACTGTATATCCTGGCTTAGACTGCTTCAACGCAATCCATTGGGATGCAGCAATTTGAGCAGATACAGAAGTTCCAGCAGCATTTTTAATTACATTGCCTGGATATATAGCTTTAGTGTTGCCTAAAGAATAAAAATCTGTTAACAATTGATCAGAGTTACTGATTAAGTCTATGCCATTCTTAGAACCAGACCCAATTGCAAATGATTCTGGGATACAAGAAGGCCAATCAATTCTATTGTAATTACGACCATTTCCTGTTGGGAAAAAAGATGGAATGCCAGAAGACAGCAGGTTATTAATTGATTTTTGTGTATTTGGGGTAGATGGGCAGTAATGTCCTGCACCTGAAATATTGCTGTCGCCTAAAGACATAGAAACTGCTTGGATATTGAATCTATCCTTGTTGGCATAAACCCAATCTAAAGCAGAGTATACTGTTTTTTCACCAGTAATTTGTCGATCAAGATTGATGTTCTGTCCGATAACTCTAACAAAAACAATATTCATGTTAGGGTTTGCAGCAATTGCTACTGAAGCCATTTGAGTTCCGTGATCAAATCCATTTTTTGTAATAGATGCCAGTGGAAGCGTTGAGGATCCTGGACCTTCCATAAAAGATTGTCCGTTTGGGCAAGTTGTCCACTCTAATATACAAACTTCGTATATGAGTTTTTCTTTAATAGATGGGATAGATGTATCCAAAGCTGTGTCAAGAATTGCAAGAGTAGGGGTTGTAACAGTCCTATTCTTTATGTTAGCGTGTGATGTTGCTGGTACGGTTAATGCTAGGGCTAATATGCCCACTACTATTTTTTTATTCATATGTACATAATACTAAATATGTTAAATCCTGTCAAGGGGTCTACTTGTCTTTATTTAGTTTAGAGTTGTACCATTTACCAGCGTCCATATCTGGGCCAGCCAGATTATTTTTATCTAATAATAATCCAATTGCTGCGTTTAAGTATTCAATCTGGAATTGCATTCTAAGCATTTCCATTTCAAGGAGCCTGATTCTTTCAGATTTTCTCATTCTTCCATTCCATTTATATCTATAGGGGTAGGGGCTGTTGCTAAACTACCGCAGTTTGCACATTCCATATCTAAAAAATAAGTTGCAATCTCTCCGTCTTTAAAAATTGCTTTTAGGTCCCAAACAATACTTCCGCAAGGACACACGTGGGTTGGTGTGCCACGAAGATCCATTGCATTATGATAATCGTTAGGTCTTAAACTATTTATATCTTTAGGGCCGTTTTCTTCACAATCTTCATCGTGTTCATCTTCATCGTTAACAACAAGGATTCTGTTTCTTTCAAGCAAATCTTTGATTACTCCTAAAGTAAGTAATCCAAACATGAGGGCAGAGAAGCGGGAAAACCATTTCATAAATCTATTATACACTAAACTTGAATATATGTATAGGGAGCAGACACGCTCATATTGAACTCAGTTGCTGCTTCTAATGCAGCTTTAAGTCTAAGTCTAGGGTTTCTTTGCTTCTTTGTTGCATGCAGTGCTCCTAGCGCTAGCATTCCACCACTGCCTTCCGCCATATAGTTAACTATGTTTTCTCCAACATGAAAGTCTTCGTCTACTGTAAAAAGCCTACCGCACACTCCAACAATAAAAATTCCACCTGTATCTTCTTCTGATGCCGAACCAACGCTTCCATAACCATGATCTTTAAATGCAACCTTGACAGAATCAATAAACTTGGTTCTCATAAACTTATCTAAGCCAGAGTTTGTTTTAGTTGGTGTATATTTTGGAGGAGTCCACATGTATTGAAGGATTTGTCCCATACGGAATGAGTCTGTAAATGCAATTCCGTATTGACCATTCTTAAACACCTTGGGTTCTTTTCTTGCAAGAATCCAGCCAGTCTTGTCATCCGAAGCGGCATGGTCGGACCCCATATAAACGACACCATTCTGGGCTATTGCTACTATACAGGTCATGCCTCTAGTATACTAAATTTAAAATTCCGTGTCCAGTTCGTCTAAATGATGCTCTGCATGGCTTACTCTAATTAAAGCATCTTCAAGCTCAGCCTTTACGGATATAAGCTCCTGAATGGTATTATAATATTTATCTTTCCATTCAGTCAATTCTTTTTCAATTTTATACAATTCAATTTTAAGGTCTTTTAAATCTAATTTAAGGTGATCCTGCTCACGCTCATGACGCCTATTTTTTTCTTTAACATTATCCCTGATTCCAGCAATAAAGGAGGTTGCTGCACCGCTTAATATAGCAGCAGAAATAGCAATAATAGCGGTAGTATAATCCATAATAAACTAATTATACCCTAAAATTAATTTTAAACTAATAGCTCTGATGCAGATATTTCATTGCCAATATATCGGCGTTTAATAATAAATTCCTTAACATAATCTGACCCATTAGATCTCCCAGCCAATATAACTACCCATCTAGGCTCAAGCTTAGACGATATGCAGGTTTCGCATATCAATAGATTAATTGGTAGTAAGGCCGACTTCTTTGCCTCTAGTTTATTCTTGGATTTATTACAGCTATAACACAATATCTTTTCCATTAGTTTGAGTCCTCAATATGCGTAAATACTATTTCATCTACAATTGTAAAATCTTCATTTTCCATAAGTTCGTTATACTCTATTCCGTTTTTGTTATAATTAACAATTGATGCGTATGCACCAAGTTTCTCAACTGTTCCATGAAGATCTTCTGCGTGAATAAAAACAACATGGGTGATATCATAGTACTCTTTCACTAGGCTTGCCCTCCAGCTCGCATCTTACTCCATATGACTCAAGCAGTCGCTTGACCTTTGTTACATAATCAATAACCATTTCTTTCTTGGTTCCCTCAAACTGTAAAAAATTGTCTTCATATAGTCGTAGTGCTAAAAACTGTGGATACATTACTATGTCCATTAAGAGCATAGAAGGCTTCTTTATTTGATGAACAGCCTTTTTCATCTCTGGGGTATAGAATACTGGCTTATTTGGTTCGCCAGTCCATTCGTTGACTCCGTATTTAAAATGCTCTTTTAGCCTGTCCTGGCTCTTATCAATAAACATTTTTCTTCTTTAACTTCTTCCATAGGTCTTGATCTTTATGCAGATTCTTAGACTTATCAATTGATCCAGATGTCAAGTATACACCACCCCATACACCGTATTCATTTCCTTCAACTCCAGATTCATAGCACATGCTAATCACTGGACAACTTAAACACATCTCGTCTATGTTCTTTGCTATGTTAGAATCGGATTCATACTTCTCATAAAACAAATCAGTATTCATTCCTCTGCATATAGCAAGATGAAACCAATCTAAAGAATCTTGATCTATTCCTAAACTACTTAAAATGTCTGACATACTTTGTGGGCAGCTTCCATATTCCATTGTTGGCAACTGCAATTCGTTCTGCTGTTCCCCAGGTGTTCTCTTTGAACATTCCTCTTATGCTGGTAAACCCGCCACTATCTTTCTTCCAAATGATAAGATCGTAATTGTCCCAGTACGGGGTTACACTCTTAGCCTTTTTAATAAAGACTTCGACACCTAGTTCTGTTAGATTTAACATTGTCCCTCAAACATAAACCGCAGCATCCCACTGATATATATTATACAGTAGAAACTGCGGCTCTGTCAATGACTATTTAAGAAAAGCTCCACCCCATATGGACTTATTTACTTCTTTTTCTGCTTCGTTAATTGGATCTTCATCTGCAGACTTTTTAATAGGAACACAGTTAGGGACTTTGCGTCCACCCTTGTCTTTCATTCCTTGCTGCTCATATCCTGACCAACAAGCTTTTTCCATATTATTCCATTTGTCTTCGTCTTCATTATCTGACTCATAGGACTTGCTCATTTCTTCTGAGCATTTAGGGCAATCTTCGCATTTTGTTCCGTTTGCTTTGCATTCTTCACAGTCACAGTCTTCAGATTTTTCCATTTCATCTTCTGGCTTAGGATCTATTGATTTTGCTAAATCATCCTCTGTAATTTCAACCACTGCCTCTATTGGATTTACTACATCTTCTAAGATGCCTTTAATTTCTTCTACCATTTCCTGCATTTCTAAATTCTTTTTCATGTTTTTCTCCCTTGTTACTATTTTTCTAGACCATGAGAACCCTGCGTCCCCACCCCAAGCCAACCACATAATTTTGCCATTAGATGGGTTTTCTGCATTATTAAAGTCTTTTCCTTTTTTATCTACCTCATGGCGTGAAAAAAAAGAATACATTCTTTTAACTGTTGATAAACTTAAAGTCTCTCCTCTTGCTAGCTGTCCTGCACGAGTCCAGCCTACTGCCGTTCCCGCACCCTTAGCCTTGCCTTCTTCTTTTAATTTAATTGCACGGCGGGCTGCAGATTGCATTCCTGAAGTTGGTTTGTATCCTTCAGTTGCCATTATTTCTCCTTAACGCTAACTACTTTAACGTTTTTAATTTCATCGTCTACGCCAAATATATCATTAGCATAATCTAGAGCATCGCTTTCATCAAAGGCTTCTACTTCTGCCGTTACTTCAAGCTTAACTTTGTATGTGTTCATTTACTTACCGCAGGTTGGGCATACTTTTGTTTTAGCTTTAGCAGGCTTTTGTTCTGCAATTGGTGCTGCTGCTTTAAACTTTGGACGACCAAATCCAACAATAGATATTAAAACTCCTGCTTTGTTTTTCTTGTAGGCACGGAGTTGTTTGCAAACTTCTCCGCCATTTCTTTGGCTCCCAGACTTCTTTGAAGATGTGTTTCCTTCAATACACCAAACGGTTCCGTCTTCATTGTCTTTAACAACAATACCTACGTGAGAAACCCTATCGACGCCATCTGAAGGGAAATCAAAATAGGCTATATCTCCTGGTTCTGGATCTGCAATATCTCCATCAATCCATGCGTTAGCTTTTTTAAATGCTGTTACTCCTGCTGGAGTATAAACTGTATTAGGAATCTTTACGCCAGATTCGTTCCCGCACCAATTTACGAAACTTCCGCACCATGGTTGGAAATTAGCTTTAGTGTAAGCACCATACTTTGTTTCGTTATCCTTTGGACCTTCAATAGTCCCAATCTCTGCTGTAGCAACTTCGATTAAACGTGCTGCTGTGCCTTGGTCTGCCATTATTCTTTGTCCCAATCTGTATCAACTGGTTGTTCTGCTGGCATCTCTCCGTCTGGCTTTGCCGCTAAACGTGCTGCAGTTGCATCAATTTCTGCTTCAAGCTTCTTGTCTGCCTGTGTATTCTTTGCATCTACTTCTTTATTTTGTATTTGGGCCGCCATAATATCCTTGGCACCTGAATTGCCAATCAAAATTCCTGCAAGTGTGCCTGTAATAAATGTTGCAATACTACCTAGAACATTAAAGAACATCTTGTCATTTTCTGACTGAGCTCCTATGGGCTGTGTTACAAACAATAGTCCGTAAATAATTCCGACTGCTGTTAGAAACAGGATGCTTCCAAGAGTTATTCCTAGAATAAACTTTAAACGAGCATCTAAGTCTGCTGGGGTTAGCTTTTGTTTAGCCATTTGTTATTTCCTGTTCTGGTGTTGTAGGTGTAATTTTTATTACATCATTTGTGCAAGTCTGTGAAGCTTCACATACTGGAGGATTACATTCTGCAATTTCCCAATTTTTAGGATCTTGACATGGGTATCTATAGAATCCACTATAGCCACATGAACTCAATGATACCATTAATAGTCCAGCTAAAGCAATAGCAGTTATTTTCTTCATACTACTATTATACCCTATTCTGAGTTTCTATTTCTGATAGGACTAGTTACTATCCATAGAGCAGTAGTAGCTATAATGCCATAACCGACTATATCTTTAGCACTTCCGTCCAAAACAACCCAAGCAATAAACATACCAAGAAGGGTCCATGCTTGGTCTACCATATCTTTTAGGATATTCTTTATTATTCTTACCATTTTCTTCTTCCTCCTCGACCTGGTGAATTAGCTCCTGAGCCTCCACCAGAATTTCCTCCGCCTCCTGTGCTACCCCCTGTGGCTCCTCCTGTTGCAACTGCTGCTGCGTTAATTGCTGCACCTGCTGCTACAACTGTTGCTACAACCATTTCAGTTGCCTCTTCTCTTTCGCCTTCTGTCATATCTGCACCTATGCTTCCCAAGGCCTGTAGGGCTGCTCCTGGGTCATTAAATAACTCTTGTGCAAATGCCGCTGGGTCAGATATTAATTCTACTTGTACTGCAACTTCTGCAGTAATTACAACCGAGTCACCATTTTCAGATGTTCTAACATCAACTGGTGTGCTTGCTGGCAAATCTGATAACTTAATTCCAGCTTCCGCTACCTGTTCTTTAGTAAGATTTTCACCTTCTGGAACAGATTGAATTAATGCATCGGCAACAATATCTTTTTCTGCTTCAGATAATTTACCATCTGAGTTAGCTAATTCAACAATGGCTGCAACATCCTCTTTTGAAACTTCGCCGTCTGACGCAAGTGCTTCCAGAACTGCTTCTTGATCTGCTACAGAAACTTTTCCATCTTCTGCCAATGCTTCAATTAACTGATTAGTTTCTTCTGCATCAATTTCACCATCTGCAGACATAGCTTCTGCAATTGCTTCAACTTCTGTACTATCAATTTTACCATCTTCCAATGCATCATCAACTGTATTTGTTACATCTTCTTCTGATCCCGTCACAGGCTCTGTGTCTACTGGTTCTGTTTCCACAGGTGTGGTATCAACTGGTTCTGTTTCCACAGGCTCTGTGTCTACTGGTTCTGTTTCCACAGGCTCTGTGTCTACTGGTTCTGTTTCCACAGGCTCTGTGTCTACTGGTTCTGTTTCCACAGGTGTGGTATCAACTGGTGTGGTAGTTACTGGTGTAGTGTCTACAGGTGGCACGACTACGGGTGTAGTGTCTACAGGTGGCACGACTACGGGTGTAGTGTCTACAGGTGGCACGACTACGGGTGTAGTGTCTACAGGTGGCACGACTACGGGTGGTTCAACTGGTGCAGGTGGAGCAGGGGCTGGCAAGGGCGCTGGTGCAGGAACTGCATCAATTACTGTTTGAGCTGCTGCCACTATTGTAGGTGCTGTAGTTACTTTTTCTACGGCTGTAGAAACAATTGCAAGGTCTGCCACCTTTTCAGTCAATGTTGTGCTTGCTGTTGATAATGCCGTTACAGTATTTTGTGAAACAGTTGCAATTGGTGCAATAACTGTATTTGTATTTGCTGTATTTGTTGCAACAATAGCAGTAACTGCTGAGTTTAATGTAGCAATTTGTGCATTTGCTGTATCAATTGCTGCCAAGACTGTTGAATTGTCTGGATCAGGGGTGGGAGTAAATGCAGCGCCTTGACTAATTGTTCCAGTAAATCCCGTAGTAGTGCTTGTATTACTAATATTTGTTACGGGACCATTTGTAGTTTCTCTTACGTTAAATCTAGCACCATTTGGGATTGGTCCAGTCACGCTTACATCTGCCTGCCAGGCACCATCTGAAGGATTAACATCCGCATTAAATCTAACTTGAGTCATTTGTGTTTCTGCTGTTTGCAAAGGATAAACTCTAAGATCCCAAGCAACGCTAAGTGTATTGGTAGTTGTTGAGTATGTAATTCCAGATCCATTACTCCAAGTAGTCCAGTCATACCCTGCTATAGAAATGGAAGGTGCATTAGGTGTAGAATAATAATTTGCACCCTCATTTACTCCAAAGGTGATTGTCGCATTAGATCCTACAAAAACATTATTATATGTGACTCCGCCCATCTGTAAATTAAATGGAAGATTCATGCGAACACCAGCATCATCTACATTAGATAAAACATTTGTGGTTGTACCAATAGTTGCAGCAAGGGCATTGACTGCATCTTGAGCATTATTAATTGCTACGTTTGCTTGAGTTAATTGTGTTTGAGCCTCTGTCCGTGCAGGAGTTACTGCTGCTACAGCCGTAGTTGCTGTTGCTACTGTGGCCGTTGCGGTATCTATTGCCGCCTGAGCTACCTGTATTGCAGTAGAAGCTGTTGCAGCCTGTGCTACTTCTGTTGTAATTGCGGTTGCTACTTGAGTAACTGTAGTGGGGGTTTCAGGCATTAAAGGGGATGCTGTTGCTATAACCGTTGCAGTTGCAGATTCAATAACGGGAACCGCTGCTGTAACAGCTACTTGTGCTGTAGCAACTTCTGGTGTTTGAGTTGTAGCACTTACTGGAATTGCTGCTACCGCTTGTGTAACGGATGCTACCGTTGAAGTAATTGTTTGAACAACCGCTGTCGCTGTTTCTACGGCTGTGGACACATTAGACACTTCCGCCACTGCTGTAGTTGCTGCAGTCACAGCCGTTGTTGCGGCAGTTACTGCGGCATTAGATGCTGTTACTGCCTGTACAGCTGTTGCTGTTGTGACAGTGGACGTATCTGATGCTGCTATGGCCTGTGCAACTTCTGTAGTTGCGGTTGCAATGGCTGTATTTACTGCCTGCTGTGCAGGGCTTACAACAACTTGCTCTGAGGGGGCTGGTGGCTCATTAGCATTAGCAAAGTTAGGACTAAAAAGGAAAAGCCAGCCGATTATAAAAAGGCTGGTTAAAAAATACTTTAACTTTCTAGTCAACTAGGTATCTCCTAAGTAATGCAATATCTTTGCTTACTTAGTTAATTATACCATGTTGTTATTTAATATTATCTGTTTTGTAGAAGCCATTGCCTTTAAACTGTATACCAAAAGAACCGTAATGTCTCTGCATTTTTTTACCACATAGGTTACACAAGTAGTTTGGCTCAACAGAATTTATAGATCTTTCTTTTGATACAATATCTTCTGGAGAACATTCGCATTTGTATTCATAGATTGGCATCTATTCCCGCACCTCTTTATATCTGAATGCTATAGCTGCTCTTGAAACATGTGGGTTTAATCCATGGAATACTCCCCTGGGAACAACGATTATATCTCCTGGTTCCACTGTTACTGTCTGTATTGGTTCTATCCCTCTACCCTGATCATCTTTGTTTAAAAATACTTGCCAAATTGTTGATCCTTGACATTGCCAAAACACGCTGTCTACATCATCTACATGCGTTGGAACCATCATGCCGTTGCCAACTATATTCAAGAATGTTCCACCTCCGTTAGTTTTTTCGTCATACACTTCGTTGAAAAAATTAACCACATCTTTACATTCTGGGAAAAAAGTAAACTCACCCTTTGATGTTGCTTCTCTGACATGGAAATAATAACCAGTTTTAGCAACAGTCCCATTATGTATTGTGTGCCATTCATCAGACTCTTCTTGAGGGCCTTCTGGCGTAGTGTTAAAATGATAATCTAAATGATTAATGAATTGATCCCACTTTGGCACATTAATAAACATCGATTTTATCTGCAGGATCTTCTTGTCAGACCTGGCCTGCTCAATCATTTGACTTACTTCATCTTTAGATATCATTTATTTTTTTTACCATTCTGTGTATTCGATAGTGCTCATCATCCATCTGAGCTCTGCTTGCTAAAATATCCGTTATTCCTTCTTTTCCCATATTTTTTATCTGTTCTATTATCTCATTTTCTGTACCAAAAAGGCAAGACCCTTTAATCATATTGTTTGGCAATTGATTATATATATCCTCTGCCTCTTCTTTAGTATCACGTATTATTATTGGCCCAGAGACTATTTTTTTGTTTGTTTTAATTAAATCTTTTAACCCATCTTTATAGCTAGAGTACATAGATAGGTGTGCATCGGCATAATTATTGGCATTTACAATAGTTTCTTTAGATGTTCCGCTTATAACTATTTCTGGTTTATTTTTTAGCAAGGTCAGGTTTGTAAATTTTTCTAACCACTCAGAAGTATATTTTACCCTATCCTCATGCGTTGTTAAAAGATTTGATATTGCAACAACATCAGATACGCTAGTTTCGTCAGACTGTATATCTCCAGCAGCAATATTTAATATCAGCCTGTTGGGGGACAGCTCATTAAACGCTTCACACATCATTGCACAGTATTCTGGGCTTATTGCATATGTTCTCATTGCAATCATATACTTTAATTTATGGTCTGGATTAATTATATTGGCTATCTTGATCCAATAGTCAGGAATTTGTGAGTGATATACGGTTAAAGTAGAGTAATATCCAGCAAACTCTAGTACGTTAGATAAAGTTTTGAGTTCTTCTGGGCTACCCCCATCAAACCTCTGCATCCAATGAATATTTGGCTTGCCATTTACAGCCATCACTTACCGCTCTTTTTTCTCTTCTCTGCTAAGGCTACAAAATCTTTAACCTTAGTTTCGCCCATGTATCCCCAAGCGTATCCATCTTCAATCATCTGTTCGTTAATAGACTTTGTGTTGCCGTCTATGTAAATCCAGCCAAGTATGCGACCATACTTTTCTGTGCTGTCTGGCTTTTCTGTTTTTACAACAATAACATTTGCGTCTTTAAACTTAGACTTAAGATATTCTTTTGATTCGAGACCTAATGTCTTTTCAAGTTTATCGGTAGTTCTAGACTCTGGGGTATCAATTCCTGCCAGTCTAAGTCTTTGAGCATATGAAATGCTAAATCCTAAATCTATGTCGACATCTACTGTGTCTCCATCTACAATTTTTGTTACTTGCTTAATTCTGTACTCAAACATTATTCTCCTAAAATATTAAAGAGCAGTTTGCGGACGTGCTCAGGTCCATCTTTCGGGTAGCGACCCGAATAGTCTGCGACTCCCCAGTGACGGGGTGCAGATCTCCATTATACTATTATTTAATTTTTATGGTCTTTGGCTTCTTGTCTTCTGGGACTAAGCGGCTAATACTGATATTAAGCATGCCGTCCTTTAGAGAAGCGCTAGATACTTCCATGTACTCTCCGAGGGCAAAAGACCTTGTAAATTTACGTGCAGCAATTCCTTTATGTAAAACTTCTGCATCTGTAACTTCAGTAATTTCTCCAGAAATAACTAATGTACCGTTATCTACAGATAGATTAATGTCTTCTTTTGTGAATCCTGCCACTGCAAGAGATACTAAGAATGTATCCTCATCTAGCTTTAATACATCGTATGGTGGATATGACTGACGAGATGCAGCACTGTGCACGTTAGACATTCTTTCAAGTTCACGATTAAAGCCAATAAAAAAAGGATCCTTGAAAAGATCCCATGTATATGTTGTTACCATTTTATTCCTCCTTCAAGCGAATAAGTTAATTTATAGGCCCCTATTGGCGACCTAGTGTAATTATACCATATTCTAGTCGTTTGGAATATCTTTATTAAATTCCATTTCGATTAAACCTTTTTCTTTAGCTATTTTTTGACCTTCTGGACTAATATGAAAAGTTGCCTCTAGGTTCTCATCGTATTCAACTTCAACCAAGCCCTGCTCATACAGTTCAATCAAAGACCTATCTACATATTCAGTATGAGATTGCCACAATTCTGGAGCTAAAGTCTCTGCGTCTTCGCTAATAGAATAAATAAGCTCTCCGCTTTCATCTACGCCCTCTAAACTAACGGCACCTATTTCTATATAATACGCCAGTCTATCTGAGTCATGCTGATCTTCTTCTTCTGTCATATTGCCTCCCCTGTGCAACAAGTAGGACTTGAACCTACGATTACCGAATTATGAGTTCGGGGCTTTAACCAACTAAGCTATTGTTGCCTAGTTTTATTATAACTGAACGTTTTCAGTTTTGTCAATAGTGTTCTCTACTACTTGCTGAACATAATCAGAAAAATGTTTTCTTATGCTTCCGCTTGGTCGGCCACCAATAGATTTCCAAATTCTTTTATATTCAAGAACATTTGCAAAGCTTGTTGGGCACAAAATAACCCCCTGATACTCTTTTAATGTGGTTGGTAGAGGAACGTGCTTACCACAGCACTTACACTCTTTAGCTTGCTCTTGATATATACTCATATTATTTCCATTCCTTCTAGTGCATTTGATAAGTTTTGAGGCATTCTTGGTGCTCTTATCATATTTAAAACAGTTGTGTCGTCTTCATCCTGCCTATCCCATTTCAAGGAACTGTAGGTGTGAATATCTATTTCTTCATTGTTGTCGGGCCTACTTCTTTTAATTGCATTAAATATAGATCCGCATACAGCGTCAGCTAAGTCTTTAGATCCTTTTCTAGGGTGATCAACTCTATCTCTCATAATTTTAAGTTGAAGCAATTCATCTATAAGCAGAGGAATGTGTGGGCCATCCAGCCTATCTTCTGCCACAACCATTGCCATATCGTCGTAATGTTTTTTGGCAACAGATAGCGTTTCTGTATTAATTCCATACTGCTTTAGTTGCTGCATCATATCGTGTGAGTTCCACCTGTCAAATGTACAAACTTTTACCTTAAACCCTTTAGACCTTAAAGACAATATGTAATCTTTTACTTCTGTAAAATCTACAGACTTATCTGGAGTTGGTGTCCAATATCTTACAACGTCTACTTCAACAATAGGTGCTGGCTGAGAATATGTATCTGTCACCTTAACATTAACCCACTTTTTTACGTGTGACATTGCTACTGCACAATGGTCATGCTTTTGTGCAAGGTCGACGTGTATAAAATATTCTTTATCTGGGTCTGGTGCAAACCAGTCTTCAAATCTTCCAAAGTTATCCACAGCTAAGGCTGTGTTCTTAAATGCATTCTCAATTTTTTCTCTGGATTTAAAAAATGCATCTACTGCATCTGTTGGCATGCAGGCAAATCTTCCCAAGGCATCTGGTGCATTCTTGTAGAACGCAACCTTAAAGTCTTCAATCTTTCTTACTGGATTTACTTCCCATGTGGGTCTTTTAAGCGCATACATTTTAGGATACTTGTACGAGATGATGTGGTCTTCTTCCCACTCAATATCAAATTCGTTACCTTCTGTTCCATCTGGAAGATCATCGTCTAGCTTAAAATGATGAGTTCTAGTTACAACTTCTTTTTCCGCCACAACATCATTATATCTTTGCTGAATATAATCATTTTTATATCTAGGAAATGACAGAAGAATAACTTTACCAAAGTCTGGAAAACGTGAGTCTACCGATGCTCTATACATATCATATATAGCTCCACCAGTTTTAGCTTGCTCATGACCAGTTGTATTCTCTGTAGCAAAGCCTGAAATTTCATCGAGAATGATTACGATAACGTTATAACCTTCCCACGCTTCACGCTCTGAGTGTCCTGAGTGTACTGTTATGGCCTTATCAAACTTCATTTCAGAAGCTTTTGCTTCGTATTTTCCAGTAAACCATGGAGACTTATCTATTCGTGTTTTAAATCCCTTAAAGAAAACATTGTTTGCTTGCTGAGAGTTAATAGCAATATTAATAATATCAATTGAGTCCCCAGGAGGCTTGCCATAATAGGTTGCTGGATCTTTAAGGCACAACAGTAAATATACTATATACGCTACTGATATTGTAGAGCAGTAATCTTTTCCAGAACCCTTGCCAAGCTGGGCAACAACTTCGTTAGCTGTTTGCTTAAACATTCTGACGCCTTCATCTTCACCAAAAAGCTTAATCAGTGTAGACTCTTTATAAATCTGTGAACTTTTTTCAATGAGGGTATGCTGATATTCAGACAATGGTGGGAGACCTAAATATTCTGGACTCTGCACAAAAGTTCTTAGGTCTACTGGTCTTTCTTCAAACTCTTCTCCATCTAATATATCAATTAGATTGCTAAAATCAAATTCCATGGTACTCCAATACATACTTTGTCATAGCCTCAGATACACTTCCATCAATAATTTCTGGTAACAATACATTATCAACTTCTATTCCATTGTTTGTTAAAATAACATTATAGTAGCTTAGAAGATCATTTTCTTTTTTAGTTGCCAGGACTGTTACCTTTGTATTTGGTTTACCATAATACAGATTAACTATAGATGATCCTACATGACAGGCTATATCAGTGCACTCCCTGACAAGCTTTATTTGTTCTATCGGATTCATATCTTCCATGCATACCGACTGATAACCTTTAGACAAAAAATGACTTTCTATTTCTTTTTCATTAGGGTGAACCCTTGAGTAATTTTTTCTAGATATGTATATTTTTTTGTCAGCATCAGAAACTATGGACTTTGACTCTACCTGTTTAGTTATATACGGACGCACCCAGTCAACTGTTTTCCCGTCTATATCTGAACTGCCTCTATCTAAAGTAATTGAAACAAAATATTCTTTCCCGTCCACCTGCACGGGCGAGCCATTAAGCATTACTGAATCATATGCATCGCTACCACTTCTCTGTTTCATAAAGGAATTTTCGTAAAAAACATATGCGTATTCAAAATCTAAATTCATAGATTCTAAATCTTTTAAATTAAAGCACACATAGTCAATCTCTAGTAAATCAAGCCAAAATTTAAATGAAGATCCATCTTCTTCCCTGCCGTGCTCTGCATTTCCCTTTAACCCTAAAAATATTCCATCTGTATCTTTATCTTCGTTAGAAAAAAGAAGTAACTTAAAGTTTGGGTCTTTTTCTTTTAAGAAAAATATTTTAGGCAGATGCTCTAGCATGAAATGAAAAAATCTAGGAGTATAAGCAATTAAATATACTGATCTTCCATCAAAAGATTTTTTAGGATTGTCGTGTATTTTGTCGACAATTGGATTGATCATGGGGGAAGTTGGGCAAAGTGGATCTTTAATACTTTCAGGCAAACTCATTGCTTTATTTGCTTTGTCCCACCTGGTAGGAGAATTAGGCCTCCTGTGCATTAATTCATAAAACTTAAACGACGGGTTTTTATACTTTAAACAAACTTCGTCGTCATTCATTTTGTATACGTCAACTACGCCCTTAAGGTTCACATTCATTTTATTCCTGCAACAATTTCGATAAAGTTGGGTTAGTATGCCTGTACTCCATATCTGCAGGAATATTTAATAATTTAATCTTTATGTGATCTCCAAACTGTCTACTTTCCGATGTAATCAGATCTGAATAGTGGTTATACATTTGTTCAACAAATCCTGCTTGGTTAGGATCATCTAAAGCTAATACTGTAATGTTAACTTCACGATCATCTAGTGGGTCCAAATAATACAAATTAACCATTCCTGATCCTACATAACAAACTATGTCTGATGCTGATCTGCAGATATTTATCTGTTCTTCTGGAGTAAAATCTTCCATGCATATAGCCTCAAAACCCTTCCTGCGATAAAAATTTTCAATAGCTACTTCGCTAGGGTGTACTCTTTCGTAGTTTTTCCTAGAGAAATATATTTTTTTTCTTATATTTTTTTTATTTTTAAAAAATAACTCTATTTCATTTCTTGTATAAGTTATTGCATCTATTTCAGGTGCGCCAGTGCTTCTATGATAAATCCAAGTAGGAATATATTCTATTGAATTTAATTTAATGCTGGGGTTTAACCATTTTTCACAATATGCTTTTTTAGAATCTAGAATTGTTTTGTCTAGTTCTAAAGTCGGAGCTACTGTTTCCATTTTTTCATAGAACACATATGACTTTTCAAATGTTAAATTGGTTCCTGCAAAACTTTTCTTGTCAAGGCATTCAAATTCTATGTCTAAAGCATCAAGCCAGAACTTTAAAGAGGCACACTCTTCTTCTCTGCTTGGAAGTATATTTAAATTTTTAAGGTCCATCCCAATAAAATTTTTATTTTTGTCAAGTTTGTGGTCTCCTAAAAGAATTACTTTAAAATCAGGGTCTATTTTTTTTAAGAAAAATAGTTTTGGAAGAACTTCTAAGTATATGTGATAAAATCTTGTAGTATAAACTATTAAAAAAACAGATTTTTCATTTTCTTTTTTAACGTAATCGTTGTCTATTGAAGTGATTACTGGGTTAAAAGAAGGATGCCTGTAGCCTTTTATTAAATTTAAGGCGTTGACAAATTTGCCCTCTTCATCCTGATCAAAAACTTCGTATTTAGCATTTTTGTAAGATATACAAATTTCTGAAGGAGTCATCCTAAATATATTTTCAACATAGGAGTCATTGTTTTTTGGCAAATTATCTGAGTTGTTAAAAAAATATTTATTTTTATCTTCAGGTTTAAATGATGGAAGGCTGCCCAGGACAAACTTTTCTAGATCCTCTGGGGTTCCAAGGCCACGCATCTCTTTTACCCTTGAATAAGATATAATCTTACCATCTCCTATTGCTTGGTTATAAACTGGAGCTACATAAAATTCATTATTAGTTTTTATTCCTTTTTCAATCATCATTTCAGCGTACTTTACAAAATCAGATCCAGACTTCCAGTAATATATGCCGCAAGTTGCTTCTTGGCCAACTACTATTTTTTCATGAACCTGCTTAACAAAATAATCTTTTATTTCTGCATATGACCATTTATTTTCATTAGATAAAAAGGTTAGTACGGATCCATCTATCCCTGATTGAATCCAGGAGTCCAATTCTTTTTTAGAATTCCATCTAACATACTGATCTGAATTAGCAATTATTAAATGGGAATCATTATTAATAAGATCTTTTGCCAAAAGAGATGATAGTGCAGCTCCATCCAACTTGTTATCCTGTGGAATAATAGTAAAATCTTTACAGAATTCGCTTATATGTTTTTGTAAATTAAATTCTTCTATATGCTCTGATTTTGCAATAAAAATATAATGGGCGTCTAAATCTATAGAGTCGTAAACTAAATTAATCATTGATTTCCCATGAATTTCAATCAAGGGCTTCGGTATAGCATATCCCGCTTCAGTAAATCTAGAGCCTTCACCAGCCATTGGGATAAGAACATTTATTTTTTTTCTTTTTGGGTTTAAATATTCTAAAACAAGTTTAGATGTCAAATCAATTCTGCTGTTAATACTTGCTAATGTAGCACCACTTGCTAAGGCTGCAGTGCGCCCAATCAAGCTGTCCTCAAAAATAACAGTGCTCCATTTATCACTACCTAATTCATCCATACACCTCAAATATATTTCTGGACTAGGCTTTGGGTAAGCAACATCTTGATTTCCTAAATAAAAATTTACTTCATTGTAAATGCCTAAAGATTTAAGGCAGGTCTCAACCGTGTCTCTAATACAGTTACTTGCTACGGCAATATCTACACCGTAGGATTTAATCATTTTAAATATTTGAATTAGTTCATCGTCTTCAGGCAAATCTTGAAAAAACTGAATTGATTTTTTTTGTTTTAGACCCCATATTTTTTCATGATCTTCTTCTGGTAGACCACGAGTTTCGCTTAATATTTTTAGTTTTTGATTTGTACTTAATCCTTCAAAAATTTGTGCATGATCTTCTTCTGATATAACATATTTTTCATCTATCTCTTTTAGGGCAAGGTTTAATGAATCAAAATGTATTTGTTTGCTGTCTACAAGAACGCCATCTAAATCAAATACGAAAAGCCTGTTGCTCATGACACTTCCGTTTCTATGACATCCGCCTCTATAAATACTGGCTCTACTATGCCAGTAACCTGAGACAATCTTTTTGCTACATCCATTTTACATTTTGAGCAGCTTGCGGTAACCTCTTTTAGTATTTTGACAAGTATGTCTTGCTTTCTTTCTGTCTCTGCAATCTGGTTAGCTAGCTCAGCGTTATCCAGCAATCCTATTTCTTGCAGCATGCCGATTCTTTTTCCTTCAATATCTGCAATAAGCTTTAATGCTGTTGATTTAACATTTAGTTGTCCTTGTGCGTCTGCATCTTCTACTGTTTTCCAGGCTTCTTTAATAAGCATTGCGTAATGACGGTCTGCCCCAGAGATAGCCTCTTTTGCCCTGTCACGGGCCGCTGTGTCGTTGTGGACAACACTCTTCCACTCTTCTACTAGCTCAACTACTTCGGCTCTTTTAAAGCCTGTAATGGTTGCTATTTGGGTGGGGTTGTTTCCTTTAAGTAATTCTGATACAACGGTATTCATACGGTCAAAATGATTAGTTAACTCTATCTCAGACATATACTAGAGTATACTCTCAGTCGACTGAAAGTGCAACTTTGTTGGCTATTTTAAGCAATATTAGGTAGCCAATTAAATCATCAATATCATTGTCTCCTGGAAATGCCTGATCATTTTGAATCCTATTTAGCTTATCATCAATTCTTACACGGATCTGCTCTGTTGAATCCGCCTTTGAAAATATACGGATTGGCTCTAGCGCAGAGTTTCCGTATGATATATTCTTTTCAATTAACATTCCTGCTATTTCAAGGCACTCTGTAATAATCTTTTGACCAGATGGTGCCTTTGTTGCTATTAGCTGTAAGTCTGTAACCCACATCTGATAGCCTTTATCTTTTTCTGGATATCCCGCCATTATGTTTACCTCTTATTTAGTGTTGCAATAAAATGATCATCAATAGGGCTATTGGGATCTCTTGAATATTCTATCGTATCAATTATAAAATATTTTTCTACAATTGGCAATACCTGTGAAGCTGAATGATCAATCCATGTTCTGCTATGAAGAACTAATCTGTCCACTATCTGAGACAAGTCATTTAGGTATGAATCTAACTCTGAATCTTCAATATGCTGAAATACAAGACTTGCCAGTACTATATCAAATTTAAATTCTTTAACATACTCCCAGTCTGTTGTATATGATATGTTACTTAGTTTATTTTCTTGTGGAACTAAATCAATCATGCTGGGAAGATCAAAGGATATTACCTTGCCGTATGTCTCTGCAAGTGCTACCGAGTTTCTTCCAACACCACAACCAAAGTCTAGAGCAATAGATCCGTTTCCAAATAAAGACTTAACTTCATTGTACACTGGCATGTCTTTAAACGGACCAACATATCCAGTAAGAATAAGGTCTCCAGCAGTTTCTTCGTTAGCCTCTAACCATATGTCCTTGCTCATCGTTTTTTAACCAACCCAAACTTGTCTAATGCTCTCTGTATAGTCATAGCAGAAACCTTACACTCTTCGGCAATTTCAGTTACCGTTTTCTTTTGAACAACATATCTTCTATACATCCAGGTCTGGCTTTGATATAGTTTCATCGTTCTGTCAACACCTTATTGGCATAGTGAGCAATTCCAAATGAATCTGCCACATCAAAATCGTTTACCACAATATTATACTTATCATTAAAATAATTTGCAGTTCTTTGTTTACGCATATTGCGTAGTTGATTTTTATACCAGGAGTCTGCATATCCTGGGTTTGCTAATCTTATTGCAGACTTTTCATCCTTTGTCGGATTTTTGTTGCCAATGTACGCCTGCCACGAGGATGGACTAATAGTAATAACCTTAGCACCAGTAGACATAAGCTCAGCAATAACAACTCCATAGACATAAGACAATTTTATCACAGCATCGGGGGATCTGACAAGTATGGCACCCTCTACTGCTATATAGTCACTCTCCAATTCATTTAGCATAGCATGCATTTTAACCTTAGCATCATATATTTTTTCATAAATGTCGGCACCGCTAAGTTCTATTTTGCCCCATTTAATCGGGACATTATTCTCCATGAGGCAAAAAGCTATCGAGTTTGTTGAGGCATCTATACCTAAAACCCTATTAGCTTTAGTTTTTATTAGCTCAGCTAATTTCATTTATTCTATCCAATATGCTAGATCTTTTGCCGACATCTGTCTTTTTTTGACATGAAGCACACAAAAGAGTGTCATTGTATCTGCTTAGCTGAAAACCACATTTTTTACAACCACGGTCCGCACCTTGCCTAATAGCTTTTTTCTCATAATACTTTTCCATAATGCGTCTGTTTGTAGCAACTCTGCAGCATTCATCGTTATGATACTTTTGGTTATGTGTTTTAGGCTCAAACTCTATGCCGCATTCTTTATTAGAGCATATCATTATTTTGGTATCTCAAACAATTCTATTTGAACTGTTCCTGTTGGAGTTTCTTTTGAGTAGCACTCTTTCTTTACTGGACAGTATGTGCAGGGAAGTTTGTACTTAGACGCTCCCGCTGGCTTCATTGGAAGATCTCCGTCTTTAAAGTTGTCCCACACTTCCATCATCCAAGTAAATGTGTCTTCAATTATCTTAGTATTTTTTTCGTTCATTGAAATTGGAATAACTATAATCTCTTGAGTATTTTTATTCTCGTATAAAAAGAATCCTTCTTTTGCTTTTTTTAATTTCATATAAGTTAAAAGCTGAAGCATATGATTTGGTGTTGGCTTCATCTCAGATTGACGAACATCCCAAACTTCTTGTTTAGCAGTTTTAATTTCACCAATTACTGTTTCACCATCGTATTCCATAATTAGATCTATAAAGCCACGAATAGGAGGGTATTCATTAACAATTTCCTCTTCCTCTGCTTTCCATTCTGGCATAGTTTTAATTAAATTTTGTAATCTCTCGTGAGCCTGTGTTCCTTGTGCCATATTAGCAACCGCAACGGCATCGTTGTCATCAATAAACATTGCCCCGCTAAATGCCATATACCAATATCTAGGGCAAGTTCCATGGCCATACCCTAAAGAGCTAGGACTAAATGACTTCTTGGTCATGTCTCCATCAGGACGCTTTGTATTTCTGTATGCTTCATCAAGCAGTGTGGCAAACTTTTCTGGATCAAAAAACTTTCCTGTATGCTTTTTAAATTTAAGATTCTTTACTATGTCTCTGCCCATTATGAATTATACCTAACGACATACTTAAGTGCATCTACAAGTTTGTCTATGGACTCCTTTAGTGAGTAATAAACATTCTTTTTATTGTTATTTGTGGTTCCAGCTTTATCTTTTGCAATGGTTGAATAGTACGAAGCCATAACAGCAAACTTTGTTGACATTGCCTGTAACTCCATAATAAGCATAGGGGATTTAGCGGACGGAACATCTGGATTTAATAATAGCTTTACTACAATAGCCAAGGCCTTATCTAGGTGTTCATCCTTCATAAACTCGTGTAGATCATTAAACTCTGTGATCTGACTTATTAATTCAAGGGTGTTTTTATCTTCCGCCATTTTTAATCTTCCTATCCCATCTATCTATAAACAGGCCTAGCCCGTAACCAATTACAAAACAAACTAATGAGCTTAGTAGAATAGCGGTCACTTTTTTACCTGCTTGTGTTTTGGTGTGTATGGACCAACTACTGATTTTATTGTGCCGTCTTTGCGAATCTTTATAATCATACCGTTTTTAATAATAGTATCATTAAACCTACGCTTGTTCGCCATTGTTATCCTCCCAAAACTGGATCAGCTCTTCTAAAACTGCCCATTCAATAATTCCAAGTCGTACCTTAGAATCTTTTCCTATAATAATTTTTAATGCTGGGTGCATATCTCTATTTACTTTAAATGTGTCTGTGCAAATTTTTGCCCAGTTATCTTTATTTAAATTAAATGATGACCCTGCTTCTTTATAATCAACAAGAAACTGTTTCCATTGAGCATCACCCTTTTGATAGTCTCCACGTCCGCTATTCTTTTGGGCCCTAGCCCTGTCTCTTTTTACTTCTGATCTTTCAGACATCAATTAACCTTGAATGAATTCTTGTGCCCATCTGGACACTCCCAAGTCATTGTCAATAAAGATGCATTCCAAAAATATTCGTCTGCATCTTTATCGCACTGGGAGCAAGGCTTCTTCCCACCAATCTTTTCCAGTTCTGGAGGATAAATTTTTTCTGAGTATATAAACTCATTAAGATTTGGCATTAATTGCCTCACGAAGTTCATCCACAACCTTCGGATTGTCTTTAAGATATTGAACTGCTTTAGCTCTACCTTGAAGTCTTTCTCCATTTACTGTATACCATGCTCCACCCTTTTCTACAACACCACACATTTCTGCAACGTCTAGAGTTTCGCCTACACCATCTACACCAAGAGTTTCCCCTTGGTAATAAAAGTCGTACTGTCCCGATAGATTTGGGGGACCGAGTTTGTTGTAATCAATAATCCAGTTAACTGGCCTGCCAACTCTTTGTTCAATGATCTTGTCGCCAACTTTAACGCCAGCCTTAATAGCATTCGCCTCAGCCTCAGACGACCAGAGCTTAATGACCGTGGAAGAAAAGAACTTGACTGCCATGCCACCTGTGGGGATGTGACTAGCATGCATAGATCCAAATTGATTTCGCTGTTGTGAGATGAGTACAAGTAGTGTGTTTTTGTTTGCATAGTTTAACATCTTGACTGCGTGGGTCATATCCTTTGCTTCAGCGCCGATCTGCTTAGTGTCTTGCAGATCTTTCATTTCATTTCCATCTTTTTCAAAATAAATTCCTGGCAATAATGCAGATATAGAATCGACAACGATCATATCTACTCCAGCCTCCATAAGTTTTACTCCAACATCAACCATATCGTTAACTGTTTTTGCCGAAGAATAAATTAACTTAGATGAGTCTACGCCTAAAGACTCTGCCCATGCCTGATCGTAAGAAGCTTCAGAATCAATCCATGCACAAGTTTTGCCTTCTTTCTGGGCAATTGCTATCATCTGCAAACAAAAAGAAGATTTCCCAGCAGACTTATTACCCCATACAAGGACCTGTCTGCCATAACCTAGGCCCCCACGAAGAGCCATGTTTAATCCAATGCTTGGGGTCTTTTGTTTTTCAACAACAACATTTTGTGCTGACTGAACTCTTGCTCTTGTTTTTGGATCTAGTTTTGCTAGTATATCGTCTAGTGAAATTTTCATTATTGCTCTATTCTCTCTTCATCTATTGTAGCATTTAAATTAGTTTTTGTCTCTCTTAAACTAAATGTAAATGATGGGTCCTTTTCATCATAGTCAATAACTAATTCTTTTTCTGAATTTCCCGCATCTAAAAATCTTAAAGTAGGAACTGTTAATTTGCCGTACTCTTCTAGAATGGCAACCAAAACCTGATTGATACTTATAGATGTTACTAGACCTTCGATATCGTCTGTCACTTTATCTCCTTTACCATTAAAGTACCGTCGTCTAGTTTAGATAAAACTACCTGACATACCATACCCTCACGCATTTTTGCTAGGGCAATTTTATACATACTAGAGAAAACAATAGCTCTAGTTAAATTCTTATCTTTATCTGACATTACTATATGAGCCATAGTCTTCCCAGCCTTTGTCTTATATGGAGTAAAGTCTACTACGAAGTATTGATTCTCTTCAAGGTCGTATTCTTTTCGATACAGGAAGTCTACAAAAGAATCTTTAGACTGCGGATTAATATCTTGAACCTTTACATATCTTGCAATTCTATTATCTCCTACTAATATAAAATACATTTGATTAGTTTCAATTGGAGTCTGCTCATTATGAAATAGACCAATAGATCCTGTCTCATCTACCAATTCAATTCTTGCCCATCCATTTCCTCTTTTAATTGACTTTGCCATTCCAAACATTACAAAGGAACCTAAATCATCAAACTCTTCAATTGGTTTTGCTTGCGCTTTAATCCTTGGCGGTATTCCTTCAAGGTTAAACGTAGGGATACCCAAGTATTCATAGTAAGATTCTTTTTCTTTACCGCTACGTGGATTGTCTTCAAATGCCGCTCCGCCAATTGAATTTAATGCAGCAACTGCCCGACTATTAATCCCGCTTCCCTTTGCAGAAGCTTTCTGTATAAAATCGGTGTAACTATCATAAGGCCTTTTGCTTATAATTTTATTTGCAATGCTATCTGAAATAAACTTTATCTCTGCTAATCCAAACTGAATCCTATCTTCCTTTAAAGAAAAATACAATTCAGACTCATTAATGTGAGGAAGAGATACTCTCAGACCCAGTCTTTTTGCTTCAATTAAATATCCCGTTCTAGCATCTTTGTCGTTTTCGTTTTTAAGGATGGAGAACATGAATTCCAGTGGGTAATAAGTTTTGAGCCAAGCAGTATAATAAGAAAGCATAGAGTAAGCAACAGCGTGGGAACGATTGAACGAATACCCAGCATGCGCCTCAAATGTGTGCCAAAGTGTTTCTGCTTGCTTCTTAGAAATATGTTTTGAAGCACCTTCAATAAACCTATCTTTAAACTCATCAAATTCTTTTGCATCCTTTTTCTTTCCAATAATTTTACGAACTTTATCAGCTTCTGACCAAGTCATACCTCCCAAGTGTACGCAAGCCTGCATAACCTGTTCCTGATAAATAATAACCCCATATGTATTTTCTGTAAAAGGCTTCATAATTGGGTGAATAAATTGAACTGCTTCATCTCCGTGCTTACGTTTAATATAAGAGGCGCCTACAGTATTCATGGCTCCAGGTCGAACCAATGCGTTAGATGCAGCCAAGTCTTCAAACTTATCTACACCCATCTTAATTAAAAGATTAGTGTAAGGGGTTGCTTCTGCTTGGAATACACCTTTTGTATATCCCTCGCTTAAAGTTTTATAAACAGACGGGTCATCTAAAGTAAGCTTTGCAAGATCTATATCTTTACCGTGACGATCTTTAATAGACTTTACAGTATCAGAAATTACAGACAAAGTTTTTAATCCCAAAGCATCTAGCTTAATAAGACCAATGTCCGCAATTGTATCCATATCGTATGCCACAACTGGAATTCTTCCAGAAACCTCATCGTTTGCGTCTGCTCTAGATTCAACTGGAGCATATTTTCTTAAATCATCTTTAGCAACAACTACACCAGCAGCATGCACTCCAACTGACCGAATCTTGCCACGTAATCTATCAGCCAACCAAAATACCTCTGGATACTTTGTTCTAAATTCTTTTGTGTTGGGAGAACTTACAAAGTCCTCGAACGTGTCGATTGATTTTAATGCACGGTTTACTTCTGAAAGTGGAACCATAAACACACGAGCAGCATCTCTAATTCCACCCTTATCTTTGAAATAAGTGTATGTAGAAATAGAAGCAACAAACTTAAACTTCTTCTTTAAATAATCTTTAACCTCTTTACGACGACGATCTTCAAAGTCGGTATCAATATCTGGGAAGTCATTGCGCTCAGGGTTAATAAATCGGAAGAAGAGCAAGTCATATTTAATTGGGTCTACGCTTGTAATCCCTAACGAATAGCATACCAGGGAGCCAGCTGCCGAGCCTCGGCCTGGGCCAACCATAATATTATTTTCTTTTGCCCAGTTAACCATATCGGCTACAACCAAGAAATATGAGGCAAAAGACTTATCTTTAATTATAGATAACTCTTCCTGAATTCTGTCATAATAGACCTTGTCTTCTAGCAGACCTAGCCTTTTAAGGCCTTCTAGGGCCATCTCAGACAGTTTCTGGTCGGCATTGGTCTTAGGGACTGGCAGGAGGTCTAGACCCCTGTTAAAGTCGTATTCCTCAATTTTTTTGGATATATCCATAGTATTTTCATAAATATCTTTTCTAGAAATACCAACCAGATTAAAATCATTTTCTATTTCTTCTCTGGATTGAACCCACAAATTCTGTCCCTCAAAGGTCATTTTCCTATCAGGATATAAATAATTTAATCTTTCTTTTATGTCTTTAATTTCTTTAGACATTTCAAAATCTGCATCCTTGCTAGATTTAGGAGAGGTGGATAAGACTAACATTGCTTCTACAAGAACTTTGTCTTCTTCGTGGGCAAAGTGGCAGTCCCCAGTTGCTGCTGGTTTAATATTTAATTTATCTGCTAACTCTAATAGTTTTGCATTTAGCTCTGGTGGATTATGAGCTTGAACTTCTATATAAAAATCATTGCCAAAAACTTCTTTAAACTTTGTAAATACAGATTCTGCTTCTTCAAAATTATTTTTTTCAATTAGCTTAGACATTAATCCGTTCATGCACCCAGACAGGGCTATCACGCCTTCGCTATATTTAAATAAAATCTCTCTATCAATTCTAGGCTTGTGGTAAAACCCTTCGTTCCAAGCCAACTCTTGAAGTATTCCAATATTCTCTAAGCCCTTTTTATTTTTGGCTAGTAAAGTAATGTGGTTATAGTTTTGAATTGTTTTATCTGTTTTAGAGGATCTATCAAATCTGTCTGTTGGAGAAATGTAAGCTTCTACTCCAAGGATCGGTTTGATTCCATTTTCTTTGCAGGCAACTTGAAATTCTCTATGTGAGGATAAGGTTCCGTGGTCCGTGATTGCCATTGCAACCTGCCCAGATTTTTTTGCTGCTGCCACTAGGTCGGCAGGAGAATTAAGGCCATCCATTAATGAATAGTATGAATGCACATGAAGATGTGTGAATGACATTAATTCTCCGCCTTTAACCTTGTGTTACCAGTCTACGCTGCTACTTGAAGCAGAAGACTCTTCTTGCTGTCCACCTTCGCCCATATAGAAGCCTTCTTGTTCCGCATATGTAACGTGACGCACTGCTGTTTTTTCTAGGTCATACAATTCTAGCGAAGTGAAATCAAATGGGGTTTCGTCTTTTGCTAATGGAATAATTGTATAACTTGTGTCTGTCTTTGAACCATTGCGCTTAATTCTCCACATCAGGTTAGTGATGCTTCCCATCTCGCCAGCGTATTCAATTAGGGTAGGAGTAATTGTTTTACCGCTAGTACCTTGTGAAAGAATTGCAACATATGGCTCTTCTTTACCATCGTCTACTAAGACGTTGATATATAGGCGGGTCCTGGCTTTCCAGCCAGCCTTTGGATCCTTGCGATGCTGTTCATTAGCCCAGTCACGTCCTTCTGTTTCCATTGTGTCTAGAGCCTTGCGACGATAATCTTTTGGATTCGTGTGCTCTAACGCAATAAAACCGCAACCTAGCTTGTCGTTGTATGTTGGTGAATCTGGATCAAGTTCTTGCAAGAACCTAATCTTTACGCTTTCGCCGTCTTCAATCTTTAGCCAACGGCCTTTGTTTTCGTCCCCACCACTGTAGGTAGGCTTATCTAGTGCCTTGTTTAGGTCTTTTAGACCCTTTACTATACTCATATATTTCTCCTTTATAGTTGATGGTATAAATCCATCTGTATTTTTATTATATCACGAGTTCCAAGATCTGTATTCCATATCGGGTACAGAATTTTTAATGCATGCCTTAATTTCTTCGTCCGTTAAATCACCAGCATCTTTTGCATCATGTGGATATATCTTACCATATTCACACGAAGCCCACAAGAGGTCCTTGAACTTTAATTTAGTAACAATACTTTTGCCTAGGTCTCTTCCAGCCTGATCGGCATCAGTCATAACAGTTATCTTGTTAAAGTGTCTGTTTAGTAGGCTGTGCTGTTCCTTAGAAAGAAATCCTCCTAGGGTAGCCACTACATTAGGAAACCCAGCTTGATGGACACGAATTGCATCAAAGCTAGACTCTACCACTATTACGTGGTCACCAATTTTCTTGGCACGATGAATGTTGAATAACGTCTTGCTCTTAGGTAAGTTTGTACTGTTCTTAAAAGACTTACCCTCAATTGATCTTCCAACTATTCCTATTGCCATTCCGTCAGGGCTATGTACTGGAACAGTAACCATATTCATATTACTAGAATATCCAAGACCGAAATCAATTATTGATTGTTGATTTATTCCCCTAGAAAGAAAGTATTCTTTACCAGGGCTTGTTGTAATTAAATCAGTATATAGTTTTTTTAAAGTCTCTTCTGAAAACTCTTTAAACAATGGCTTGTCTTCCATTGCTTCTGAAAGCATTTCATCAAAGTTTTCTAGTGACTCTGCCTCTTTTGAAGATATAAACCTCATAGCCTGAAAATCATTTTTGTTTAGTACTCGCTTAACAAGTTCTTGTAGGGTTCCAGCTTCCCCGCAAGATGGGTTAAAGCATATGAATGCACCCTTCTCACGGCTAACGCTAAAGCTTGAAGTATGTCTGTTAGAGTGAAATGGGCAGTAGCATAGAAAGTCATTACCAGTTTCGCCAACTAACTCAAGACCTATAGATCTTAGGATAGATTTAATATGGTTTGGCGTGTAGTGCGTGGTATCGACTTCCCTTGCGTTATACCCTCTGATTGCCATGCCTTCTTCTTTCCCACATATACTCCGTGAATGCTCATTAAGAACTTCCACGTCTCGCCAGTAAATTCTACCGAAAATGCTGGATCTATGTCAAGCACTCTTACGTATCCTTTACCCCTCATATCCTGAACCAAAAGGTTTTCGTACTGAGGCCTTAAACTTATTAGCTGAGAGTTGTCATGAAACTCTACATCTATTTGAAATCTTTTAATTCTTCGATGCGTCATTTGCAAATGGGTTCTCGTAAATTTCTTTGATAATACCTCTGTTAATTTCCCAATCTAAAAAGACATTGAAATCCATTCCGTGACGATTCTTTCTGCTAACAACCTCAATCATATTGGTATCAGTGTACTTGTGAATAGCAATAGCCATATCTGCATCATACTCAATAGCCTTAGACCAAGCAACTTGGCTAAGCATAGGTGGTGCATCTTGATCTGTAATATCATCCATAGTTGCTGCAGTGATATCAATAACTGGAATATTGTTTGTCATAGCAAGCATTTTAAATTCACGAGATACGTTCATGTTACGCTCTGTTGCACCTGAACTCCGCTTATTATCAGAAAACAATTGGTGATAATCTAAAATAACTAAGTCTGGTTTATGCTGATCTATCTTAGACTGAATAGTATTAGCGTTAACTTCTCCCATACCTTCATTAGATACCAGAATGAATCCGTTTTTATTCTCAAATCTCTTCTGACCCCATGAACGGAATGTGTCTACATTTACGTCACCTCTTGCAAAGTCTGAAGCACGAAATAATCCTGAGCCCATCATTGTATAAATACGATCACGCATATTTTCTGGAGACATTTCAAGGGATACAATCATAGGCTTAAAGCCCTGCTCCCACGCCTTACAAGCAAGGTAGGATGTAAACCATGTCTTACCACGTCCTGGCCAGCCAATAGCCACTATGAGGTGCCCTGGAGCCATACCAGTAGGATACGCTTTGTCTATAGCATCAAAGCCTGTAAGAATTCCTGGAGCCCCTCCCATAATTACTGAGCGCTCCTTGACTGCTAGGAAATGTTTTTCTGCTAACTCAATGTCTGTTACGTCTACGTCACGAACATGATTTGTAAACTTAGAAAGCTGAGACAACTTAGCCTGAAGATCTCCCAATACTCTAGAGGCTGCATCTTCTTTTAAAGCAGAGCCACTCTGAATAATAATATTTTTTAGTCTGCCAGTTAGGTATTCATTCTTTAGTTTATCTAAATAATAGCCAGTCTCTGCTTTTGTTTCTACTGGCTCAAAGTCCTTGAATCTTTCCATAAGGATTCCAGCTTCTGGAACTGCCTTGAACTTATAATAATAAGACTTTAATGAATCCCAGATATCTTTATGTGAAGTAAATATCTCATCTACATTGTCTGCAAGCAGGGTGCTGATGTCTTTATTCTTACATACTGCTGAGATTAACTCGGCTTCTGTATTCATTCATTCCCGCCTTCAACTAGTTCTTTCGTTGCCTGTAGTAGCAATTTACGATGCATTGCATCTTTTTCTCGTTCTGTTTTTAAATAGTCTAGCTTATCAAAGTTATAAAAGAAGAAACTAAGAGGGTGGCCTGACTTGGTTGTCTTGAAGTAGTATACCAAAAGTTCCTTTGCTTTGTCCATACCAACGCTATCTATAACATCTTGCATTGCCCACTTTTCACGAAATTTATTTATCCTAGGCTTTTTATTATATCTTTCAAGATAGAGGTTCTCGTATAGTCCAATTAGAACATATGGCAGTTTTTCATTTGCCACTGCTTAGCTCTTTCTCTACTTCACGAGTCTTCTCTATTAATTTATTTTCTACAAACGCATACACTCTCTCTGTAGCAGAGTCTACGTTCTCTCCACTACGGACATCATCTTCTACGCCTATGTTTATTCTAATGCTCTCGTAGTTTCCTAGATTGCGTGTGAATGACAAATCCACCTTTACTCTTGTTTCTGACATTACTCCGCCTTCCATACAGGTACAAATTTTCCGTCTTCTGTCTTAGTATACATTATTAAATTGTGTTTGAGAAGAGCCTGCAATTCTGATCTTGAAGGCAGGTCCCTAATATGACCTGCATCAATAATAAACTCATGAATGTCCAGAATGTCCGATTCGCTAAGCATATACTTAGACCAAGCACTTTCTGGATTACTAATTGGATATACTTTTTGGGGCTGCTTGATTTTGCCCTGCAAAATATATTCCTCTATAGTCACCTTATGCCTTCCTAAAATTTTGCCAACTTCTGTTATGGTGTATGCCTTCTCCATATTTTTATCTACTTGAGAATAGGAATACATCATTCTTTTTTTATCTAAATAGGACCATGCTACAACTTCGTCTTTAGCCCTAGATAGCCTTAGCACCTTATGGATTTTACCATTTAAGAAGAAATAGACGAATCTTTTGCGTAGTCTTTGTCTGTTTTCTCTAGCCATTTTCCGAAGGCACTCGTTTCTTTATTGATCATCCATCGCTTACCGCAAAGAATGCAAAACAACTCTGTGTGCAGCTTTTGAGAAAATACTCTATCTACAAAAACCCTACCTGAACATTTTTGGCATTTCATCATAGCGAGAATGTTTTTCCATCTACAACGCATGAGTAGTCTGGAGCAATGTGGATCATTTGAATGTGTGGATAATCATTTACGATGTGAGCCACAGCAAAACCTTTTTGCCAGTCGTGGTGCTGAGTATATTTCATACCTGGCCCCTTTTCGTCACACATGTGACCAATCTCATATCCACGAAGGGTTTCTCCTTCGCCATCGTTTCTTAATTCATATGTTACCATATGTGAAGCAATTCTATGTGAGTGTCCTCTGATTAAAGATACTTGTAGGTCTTCCATATCTTTTCTGACTGACCCAGTTGCCGATATCGAAATTCCGTGGTGTACGTGCACATCGCCAAAGCGACGTTTTGGTAAAGAGTCATAATAGATATAATCATAACCTAAAGAATCTAAACTCCATAGTGCCTCTGGTGTTACCTCAGAAATGTAATCTGGAAGCTTTGCATCAACGTAATTAAATACTCTAATGTCGTGGTTTCCTAGTGCTGAGAACAGCTGTGCATCTGGCAACATCTCTCTTGTTTTAGCATAAAAATCTCTTGCACCCTTTGCCTCGTGGCGCATCATCGGAACAATTAGATCTTTGCTATCATTTTTATGATAGTTTAAAAACTCAGCTGATCGTCCCTCAGTATATTTGCTGTAACATGCTTGATCGTCTGTATCGCCAAGGTAATCAACTACGTCTGGCTTAAACCATTTCATTACCTTAAACCACAGGGCAATCATCTTATCGTCTTGATACGGAAATTGCTGATCAGATGACAGCATCCATTTTAAATCGTTTGTCATTAATGTCCCTGCGTAAAGATAGGGCCACAGAATTGTGGCCTTAATATTATCTAAATTGTAGCATATTGAGCTACGGTGTCAAGAGTTTAGCTATATACTGCTACGAAATAAACTCTTCCCTTGCCAGCCTTACCTGTAGCAGGACACTTCACTCTGCATTTAGCAGAGGTTGCATCCATAGATCTTACCTGTGGCATATAAATTAAAGCATCATTGCTGCTAGTGTACACTTGACCAAAGGCAATTGCTGTTGGCTTTACCCCAAGATTGTGTTCAATTGTAAAGTCAACATATGTCCCTGGTGTAAAAGTTATTTGATCAGAAGATCCTCCAAAAAACTTTGCAACTCTGGCATCTGCGCCTGTTTTTGGAGCAAGATTTATAGTTGAGCCAGCAGATGCACCTTGTAGGGCAATAGATTCAACCTTTGCAAGTCTCTCCAGCAACTGCTGTAGTGATGCTGCATCAATTGGGTCGCCGTCATTAAATGTACTAGCCATTATAAATTTTCTCCTAAATCGTGTGCTGCAATTTCTTTATCAGACACTTCTATTACCTTAGATCTATCTAAACCATACAGCCCAAACGAGTCTGGACTAACTATATGCCTTAACTTATTCTGTGATACTAAATACATTTTACCATCTGCCAGGTTTTTTATCAAGGATCCATCTCTGAATCCAAGCTTTCCTACCAGCTTAATTCCTGATAATGCTGCTTCAGTTGCCAATACAGTAGTAAAGCTCCAAGACTCAGCGGCCCTATTAGAAATTAATTTATACCTTTTGCCGTCTTTGATCCAGTAGGTATCTTTGTCTGTTTTTACAGCAATACCTGAAGGGAAATTAGTCGGCTGTGATATCGTTAAGATGCTCTGAGTAGTCTTGAATAGCCGCACTCTTTGCCTCTTTCTCTTCCACAAGTTGGGTAATTTCTGCTCGAAAAACTGCAATCTGCGTTTCATAGTTAGAGACAATTTCTCCTATACGTTGCTGTAATGCAGTGATAATTAGTTCTGCTTTTTCTGCCACTTATATTCCTACTATTCTAGTGTTGCTGCTTCTGATTCCAGAGCAGTTCTTTTTGCCGTTAAAGCATTCATTCTAGTATTAAGCGTTGCAACAGAATCTGAATTTACTGGTGATTCAGCATTTGCTTCAATTAGATCTAGTTCTAGATTATATGCTTGATAATCAATACTCTTAATGTGTTGATCTATAAGGTTTAACTTATCTGCGTTTGTTAATAATGTCA